TAGAAAGAGTACAAAGGCAGAGAGTAATAATGATGAAGGATTAGAGTTTGCTACAGAAGTTTTAAATGATTTTATAAATAAAGTTAAAGAACTATCTGACAGAAAAAACATGTATACTTTAGAAGCTATAAATAAAGCTCTTGATGATATTAATACCGGATTCAATATCCAAAAGCTTAGAGGAATACTACAGAAAGCAGCAGAGGAAACGATGAATAATATAGAAAATCATCATCCATATGGGCAAGATGCTTTTAGTAAAGCTTTAGAGCAAGGAAAAACATCTACTAATGAATCTACACTTTCAGCTACAGAAAAAAACTTATTGGATAGAATATTAAGTAGTGATCCACGAGTAGCAGGTTGGAAAATACACTTAAAGCTTAAAGATGCTACAGAAAACTCTGTTGGAAACAAAGCAGCTAAGTCGTTCCTAGAAAAAGCTCGTGAAGATGGAGAGATAAAACATTATAAGATAGGTAGAAATGGAGATCAAACTGGTAAAGATGTCACTATATATGTGGGAAGTAAAGACAATACTGATGCAGTAGCTAAGAGCTTATTAGAAATACTTGGTGAACATTTAGATGATAACGTAGGTACAGATGCAGCACTAGATGATATAGCTATAAACGGAAATAAGATATTGGCTAGGTTTGATAAGGATGCAATTGATGATGATATGCATCAATATGGTGCTAATGGAGTATCTATAATGAAAGAAGATATTATTGAATATTATGGTGTGTTTGGCAATACTATGGCAACTCCTTCTGAACAACAAAAAATGCTTGATAAAGCTGATAATAGAAATAAAAGAATATATGGAGAATACTATACTGGAACAAAGACAAATTCTATTAAAGCAACTGCTAAGACAACTAATGATATAATGAATGATATAACGAATGGGTGTGAAGGATAAAGATGAGCTGTAATAAGAAACAAATACAAGAAGCGGCTAGAGTAGAATATTTAAGATTAAAAGAACTTATTAATCAAGGTATAACTACTGACGAAGCCACTGGTATTGATAATGTAGTAAATGCTGCTAATGCTATGAAGTTAGCTTCTAAGGGTAGTGTAGTATCTCTTGCAAGTGTCTATACGCCTCCTATTAAGATTGGTTCAGATATAATAAATGATCTAAATACTGACAAACTCAAATATAATAATAGTTATGTTACTATTGTTAGAGGCTATATATCTAAGGGAAAAGCAAACCTAGTTATTAGGGATGATAAAAACGGATTTACTAAAGTTGTAGGAGCGGCTTTAGTTGAAGGTGATAAATATAATGTTATGAATAAAATTAGATATTCTGAGGATATAACTAAGTATTCTGATGAGAGTACTTCTCGAGTTGGTCAATCTCCTAATGATGTTAAAATAGCTCCTACTACTGGTGATAACGTTGATCTTGGAAGTCAAATGAAAGACCTAGTTGATAGTTTCATTCATATAGATAATAAAACAGGAGTTGGTGCAATAAATCCTGAGTTTAAAACTTTTAGAGATAGTATGGTAGGTTTATTTAGTAAATCATTAACTGAAGCTAAATTGAATAACGTAACTGTCGAGATGTTTAAAAATGCAATAGAACCTACTGGTGGTGAAATTGACTTAGATAGTAGTACAATAAGAATTAGATGGAATGCAATGAGTAGATTGAGTAGTCCTTCTGAAATATTTCTACATGAGGTAAGTCATTTACAAGCTAAAGGTGTATTAGCTGAGAATCCAGAAATTATAAGAGTACTACAGGATTTAAGAAATAGTGCTTTAAATACGGGGTTGGATTATAATATTTTCCTCAACAAGACTAAGTATGTTACAGACGTAAATGCGGCAGGTGAGCAAGAAGTTTATATGGGAGAAAAAGCACCTACTCCTGATGAGATAAAAATAGCGAAGGCTAAGTTTGACTACGTATTTGATAGATCAGCTGATATTGAAGAATTTTATGCTTATGCAGTAAGTAATGAGCAAGTATGGCAAGCAATTCAGGATATANAGATAGATAGTAGATTAGTGAAAGAAATAGAAACTAAAANTGGAGAAAAGATTAGTAGAAGTTCTTCTTTTATTAATACCCTTGTTAGAATGATTAATAAAATGTGGAGTAGTTTAACAGGAAGAGGAGCTAAAGGCGGAGTAATATTAACTAATATGATTATTAAAATAGCTAATGCTCAGATAGAACTTAGCAAACATAGTGAGGTTGGTGATGAGCATATTATATCTAGAGGTGAGTCTTTTATACGTAAATTAGATGCTTTAGATGAGCAATTAGAACCAACAGCTATTAAAATAAGTGAATGGATAACTGATATAAAGGGTGATGCTGGTAATAAGCTTGTAAAGGTACTTAGTAAAATAAAACCTTTAAGAGAATTAATAGAGACTGGAGTAGCTCAGTATATATGGCGAATGGTGTCACAAGATACTACTAGAGAAGATGTATCTGATATGTATAAAATATTTAGGGTTAGTAAGCATAGGGTTGAAAAACATACTAAAGATATAAGAGATGGTATAAATCTTGTTATTGGAAAGATGTATGAAGGTATTGACAATACAACAAAAGAAGCAGTAATAAAAGGTTTACTGAATGGTGATTTAGCTTCAATAGTAGAGGGTAAGGCAGGGATTGTTAAGTTAAGAAAACATCTGAGCAACAATAAAGCACGTTTAGCAGAGATCAGTATATTAGAGAATTCACTTAAAGAGGCATATAGTGAAGAGAATTGGAATGAGGTAAGTAAGCAAATTGAAGGTCTAAGCACTTATATATTAACTGGTGAAACAGTGGGATTAAATCAACAAATAAATGCTAATAATATAGCAGTAATGATGAATTATAATGTAATAGAAGGAAAGTATGAGGATGTTAATGAGAATCTAATAAAAACAATAGATAAACTTGTAACTTTAAAAGCAATCAATAAGATGGATCCTCAAGTTATTTCATCATTAAATAAAATGTTAAGTACTGAAGATGGGCAAGAGATAATTAGAAAAACTGCAACTATGTATAATAATTATATGGATGATCTGAGAAAGGATAATAAAGTAGGAGTTTATGACCCAACACCTAAGAGTTATACTAGAATACAAGATGGTAAATTGAAATATGAACTTGTTCCAGAAGATCAAGTTAAAAATCAAATATCTGTAAATATGGCACTTGTTAGTGAAGAAGTATATACTACTGTAGATGGTATAAAGTACTATATGATGGTAGGTAGGGTTAAGGATGTAGGGTTTAATGAGGGAGCTCTAGGAGTTATTAGTAACACATTGGAAGGTATTTCAGTTACTTCATTAATTAAAAAAAGTAATGAATATAGAGAAGGTGGGGCCTTATATAATAATATTTTAACTGCTAAAATAGAGAGCATATTAAAAGAAATTAAAGAAGGAACGAGTACTCGTTTTTCAATAAATAACAATGTTAATGTTATACCAGTTTATGATAGTAAAATGGTTCTTGTTGACTATAAAATAAAAATGAGTATTGATGAGGATAGAATAAATAGACCAGATAGACAATATTCACTATCTGATATTCTTAGTAATACGTTTGCTAGGTCAGCTAAAGTTGATGCAACAGTAACTAGTAACATGCATGTAGTAGATACTATTATCAGTAATACAGCTAGGGGGATACTAACAAATCCTGATAATTACGTACTTGTTGAAGAGTATACTGATGAAGATAGAGAAAATGGTGTTNTAAAAGAGTTAAGACATGAAAGATGGGATAGGCTACCAGAGTATACTAAACACTATATTTATAAGAAATTAGGGAATAATGGGATTCCAATTCATAAAGACTTTGTTGAATTGATGATGGGAGAGAAAGATATTACCATAGGTAATTTTGCTAAGTTTGGATTTGATATGAAAAAACATCCAGTAGCAAGAGCAAGATTAATGGCCTTAGAGAGTTATATAAAAGAACTTCTCAGTTATGTTAAAGAAGCAATTGTAATATTAAATCCAGATGTTCTTATAGGAAATACAGTGAGTAACTTTATTGTAGCTATGGTACATGGTGTTCGTCCAGATGTTTATATAAAAAAGGTTAAGAAAAAATGGATAGAATTAAATGATTATAATGAAAAGGTACAGTTACTTACTGAGTTAGAAGTGTTAGAGAAAGCTGGTGAGGATGTTGAGAATAAGATAAAACAATTGAAGCAACAGTTAAAAAATAACCCATTTAATGATTTAGTTGAAGATGGGCAATATACACCTATTGTTGAAGATATAGATATTGATATGAGACCGGATGGTCAGTTATATAATATGATGCAAAATGCAATTGATAATAGTAGATTTGGTGATATGATAAATGTTATTAAAGATACTGCTTTTATAAGTAATGGTACTAAAGCTTATAGATTATTATTAAAAACTGTCCATTATGGTGATATTATTACAAGAGAAATAATTAAAGAGGAATTAGAAGAGAAACTAAGAAAAGCTGGGAACTTAAATCCTAAGACTAAAAATAATTTAATAAATTATATGGATCAGCTTTTAGTTAACTATGGGTATACTATGAACAGATGGATGTCATATGCTGAAAAGGTAGCTGGATTATTATTTATGAAATATTACCTATCTCAAGGAAAAGCAATACTATCTATGACATTTAAAAACCCAACTAGAATGATAGGTATTACAGGACTACAAGCTATTACAGGAGTAGATATCAGTGATCCTATAGATACCTACTTTAAATCTGATATTATTGATGCTATTGGTTATAGAATCTTATTAGGGGATGCACCAGGTGAATTATTGACACCAAATATATTTGATTTAGTGCCAAGTATGGATTCATTCATCACGCTTAGGTAATCCTTCTTGCCAATAAAGAAAAATAAATAACATAAGGAGGGCTACTAATTCCATGCTTCCTCCTTTACTTTTCTAATTAACTGTAGTCCTTTAATTATTCCAAAGAATATAAATACTACTACTAATGCCCACATAGCATAGAAAGCTGCGACTAATCCAACAACTATTACTAAAGCTGTTAATGAGTCCTTTATCATTTAGAGAACCCCCTAGTAAAGTTAGGTGGAGATATTAATAAATAAAATGAAATAATAACTTGTGCTACCATTCCAATTATCATTCCGCTAATTGATCCGTGAAATAGATTTATAATTACTAAAAGTAATCCTAAGTCCATTGCAAAATCAGCGTACCGTTGATGTTCAAACTTCCACTTCAATATTAAAAAGTCAAAAGCGGTTATGACTCCCATTATAAGTAGTTCCATGATTCTCCTTAGTGTTTAGATGTTAAGCAATAGGCTTAACAGAACTCCATAATGGAGCTCTATAAGCTTACTGCTTTTTACAAGTAGAATAATCTGCCTTNTACCAAGAAGCCTTAGCTTCTGCTGTTGTGAATTTCTCCCACTTACCAGTCTCTTCNTTCATTGATCCTGTTCGTGATGAAATCTCTTTTAATGTTTCATGCATACATTTATCGAAATCGTATCCGAGTTCTTCGATAGCTGTTGCACATGCTGTAAATAGTAATTGAAAGCTTATTAGATTATAACCATCAACTCCGTTATAGAATTTTAAGAAGTATAAAATACCTTCGTTTAACTCTGCAGGTATTATATCTATTTCTTCTGCTCTTATTACATAATCTATTATATGCCCTTCAAGCTTAGCTTGATTTTCAGTTAATACTGTTATATCACATAAAGCATCAATTATTTCTTCTGTTGTTGTTGCATCAAGTAGCTCTTGTGCTTCTTCTTGTATATAAACAGGATAGTTTGGTTGGGCAGTATTTATATCCCTAGTCACTCTCCATATTATAAGTTTATCTTGCCAATTCATTATTAATCCTTAGTCATAAGTGCACCAAAAAATGATACAATTGATACTCCCATTAGTTTTAGCCATAGTACAAAAGCTGTCCATGTAGAAGCAGCGAAGGTCATACCCACGCTTCCCCATAAGTACAAGCCATATCCTACAGCCCCAATATTAGCGAAGAAGGTTGCCATAATAAACATTGTTGTCATTATATAAAATATGATTGTTTTCATTAAGTTGCTTCCTTTTTTTTTTGATTCTGGTTTATCCTTTATATAAACCACACTTGTAAATAGACTAGGTTGATTTTGAAAATAAGTTTTCACTCCACTCAGCAATTTTAGATCGTATTACTCTATTCAAGTTTATTGCATATAGTTTTACATCCTCAGAAGGCTTAGAACAAGCATCTAGTATTACTGATAATCCATTTGTGTATCTTGTTAAATAGGCATTATCTATTTGTCTATTAGATCCAATTAGAATTATTTTTGTATTCTTACCAAATCTAGTTAATATCTTCTGTAATTGACTTTTAGATATACCTTGTACCTCATCTATAATTGCTATACAATTAGTAAATGTTCTACCTCTCATACCTAACGTGGTCATTGCTTGGATATTATATTCAGCTATAAGTTTTTCTTTTGCTTCTTCTANTTTAGCNTCTAATTCTANCTTTTTAAGTTTAGTATCTTTATGTTTTTCTCTAACAATAAAATCTAAGGTATCAAAGATTGGATGTAAGTATACATCAAATTTAGTTTCTAATCCTGGTAAAAAACCTACTTCTTCGATAACATCTACGTCATTAACTGAGTTTCTGATATAGATAAGAGATTCATAATTATGATTCTTTTTCATTAATGCCATTGCATTAGACACAGAACATGCAGTTTTTCCGCTACCAGCCAAGGCTTCACACACAACTACGTCAATAGATGTATCTTGAATTGCCCTAGCAAGCATAAGTTGTTCCATATTAATTGGATTCAGTGCTTGTCTTCGTAGAGCCTCCTCAGTAGTTTTACCTAAAATTTGTACAGTCCCATCATCTACGTATGCTAGTTTATGTTGGACAGTATTTGGAGCAGTGAAAACATAGTTAAAGTTCTCTGGTAGATATAGAGGATCTATGTCAAGTATTGGCTTATTATGTAGAGCAACAAATTGTTCATCAGTTACTTCTAGGTGTTTAATAAACTCAAATGCAGTCTTATCTACTTGTTTGAGCTCTAGAGTTGCCAAGCCTGCCGATATTGCTCTAATACGAGCCATTACATCATTAGACATAAACTTAGTATTTTCGTTTATTTTACTCCATAGACTTGCTGTATAAATTATTTTACGATCCGCTATTATATTTGCTTCAGTATCTGTAAAGTCAGGATAACTGTTAGGTTCGACAATAATTATTTTTCTTCCATTTACTGTTATATATGTAGAGATGTATGTCGTATCTGCTATAGATTTTCTTTTATGACCTAGTGAGAGAAGTCTACCAAACTCTCTAGCTTGGAAGGCTATCTCTGTAAATCCAGACTTTTTAGAATCTACTTCATCTATTACTGTGGCGGGTAACACTATTTCTGTGTTTGAATCGCCAATGTTTAATATATTGTTTGCATCTAGGAGAATTATATTTGTATCTAGTACTATGTACTCAGTCATGATTACTCCTCTATTATTTTTTCTGCAGCTAGTTTTCTATCCCATCTAGTTAAGATCTCATCTTTAGCTATCCAGAAATCTTTACCTTCGATTATCTCTTCGATCTCTTTATCTGTAAAGAATCCATTATGTATTTCTTTAAATGCTTTATTCAATTCCCTATCTGTGAATGTTTGATAAGCTTTTAACTCATGGCCTTTCCCAGATAACCCTCCACTATAGTTGTGTGTCATCCATGCCGAATAATCAGCTACTGTAATTTCATCACAGAATAATGTAATAATAGTTGCAGCTGATGCGACAGTACCTGATATAGATGCGATTGTTTTAGCTTTAGTGTTCTTAAGTGCATTAATAATTGATAATGCTGAATCTAGTACTCCACCTGGGCTGTTGATATGTAGAGTAAATGTATCTGATTCATATGCATTATAGAGTGTATGGATTAACTCATTATACTCTGATGGTATACCTATTTCATCTGAAATATATACATCATAATGTCTCCCTATCTGTATGATAGGTACTATCTTATCAAAAGGATCTTCACTGTTTCGTTGTTTTGGTATATCAAATGTCATTGATTTCCTTTTTTAGTTATTTTTATAAGTCTTTCTAAATACCATCTTGCTTTTTCAAGATCTTCTAATCCGTTTTTATCTTTCCATCTAGTTATATATTTTACTATATTAGCTTCATGGATACCTAGATTATTTGCTTCGATATATTCGATAGGTTGTATTGCCTTATCTGAGTAGTGTGTTCCACCTACTTGTTTTTCTGGTTTATCGCAGATGTGGAAAGTATCTGAACGATATTGTTTTCCACAGTCAGTACAGTAATCATATCCTGGATCTGTTTGGTAGAAATATTCGTATGGGCTACTCATAATTGTCTCTCCATCGAACTATCATACCACTTACCGTATTCAATATCTCCCCAACTACCCTCTATAGTTTTACTATATTCAGTTACTGTACCTGAGAAGAAATCTGTTAAAACTGTACCTACTACATCGTCCATATAAGGTAATGGATTAATTGTTATATTATAATTAGCTTTCATACCTAGTTCTTTTAAAGCATTATCTGCCATATATTCGACATATCGTTTAAATTTAGAGTCGGCTTGTAAATAATCAATTAGTGCATGCTCATAAGAGACAACTTCACGAATTGCTTCATAGATATCATATTTTAATGAGTCATCCCATATATCTAGGTTCTCTGATATAAATGTTCTAAATAGTACAGAATTACCCTGTAGATGTACCATCTCGTCTTTTACTGACCATTCTACAATTGTGCATAATCCCGGGTACATACCTTTAAATTGGTACTCAAGTAGCATTGCGAATTGTGCCATTAAAGCAATTCCTTCTAGACCTCCTGCATATACAGCTATCATCCTAGCGATTGCTTTTCTGAATTCTCTATCTACTTGTGCATCAGATAATCCTGATTGTTTATAGTCTTCATATTTACGAACTTTAGCTTTTTCTAGATACTCTGTTTTAGTTGACATTACAGGTATCTCTAAGAATTCCGTATATACTGCATCAGGTAATCCAATAGTATCTGTAAAGTTTGCATAATTAAATACGTGCGTAGATTCTCTATCGTTAAAAGATGCAAGCATCATTCTTACTTCAGTAGGTTTAATTATTCGTAATANTGTGTCATAACCTGTTCCAGCCATAACATCGTTTTGTACGAATAGACGCATAATTTTTATAAGTCTGTCTTTACTTTCTTCAGAATCTCTAGCATAGTCTTTTATATCTTGAGATAGATTAATTTCACTTTTATGCCATATCATTTCATCAGATTTCTCATAGTAATCTATTGCCCATGGGTATTTAAACCCTTGAGCTGTTTTATACACTGGCAGTGTTCCTGTTTGTTTTATTAAACTCATTTACTTTCCTTATTGGCATGCCAGACATTCATCTGGCTCTACTTCTATTTGTTTACGATCATTAGATGCTGTAGAAGCTCTATTAACTGCTGTTGATCTTAAGTAATATAATGACTTAATACGTTTTTTCCAAGCTAGTATGTGTAAATCTGATATTAATTGTACATGTGATCCACCTGGTATAAATAGATTAATTGATTGAGCTTGATCTATAAATGGTTGTCTATCACTAGCTAGTTCAATAATCCATCGCTGGTCTATTTCAAATGCTGTTTTAAATACTGATTTTGTATATTCATCCATCCATTCTAAATGTTGTACTGATCCATTATTTTTCTTAATAGATGACCATTGTTCCTCTGTCCAGAGAGACATTGGTGATGGTAAATTATATTGATTTTTGATATAATAATCTGAAATAACATTATCTAAGTACTTATTTTTAATAGCAAAGCTACCTTGTTTTACTTTTTTAGTGAAAGCATTAGTTATCCAAGGTTCAATTCCAGAGCTTGTTACATTACATAGTGAGCTGATTGACATAGTTGGAGCAATAGCTGTTAAATGTATATTACGTTTATTAGTTCTAAGTCTTTGAGACATAGGACATATACTTCCATATGTATTGTGGTCACGATTATGTTTATCTGCTGAGGCTTTTATTTGTTTAAATATTTTCATATTTAATCCTTTTGCCATTGGTGATTCCCAAGCCATCATTTTAGATTGTAATAATGAGTGTAGTCCCATTACCCCTACGTTATATTCAGTATGGTTCGTTACTTCATACCCGTTCTCAAGAACAAAAAAGTTCTATGAACTGCTTACACTCTCGTGTAAGACTAGACCATATCATCGTATTTCTACGTGTAGTGCTTCCAGTCACTTGACTGTACTCCCGTTAGGGATGGTCGTTGAACCTTTAAGATGTTGCCATCGAGATGTAATTCTTCCATTCTCAATGTTATATAAAGATGTTATGTGTTTTTTTCTTCCATCAAAGAGTTTACCTATGTAGCTATCTGCAACTATTCCTGCTGCTTCAGCTGCTATAAGTACATCTTTGTAAGAAGTTTGTATATTTCCTGATTCTAATACCTTACAGATATTATGTACTAGCTCGTCAGTGACCCTATTAGCTTTCTTTATCGTAGGTAGTTTATAGTTTTTAGTAATATATTGTCTCATATCTTTTGTTAAAAGTGCAGTAATATAGTTATTAAAGATAGTAAGATTAAATAACGCATTAGTCTCTTGCACTAAAGCACTATAATCTGTTCTACCTTCCTCTAATTTTGAGCATATATAATGAAGCGCTTTATCTGGCACATTATTTAAATTACGTTCAGCTTTGACTGAGTGAGTAATATTTTCTCTTCTAGTGATAATCTCTAAGTTACTAACAGAGTTATTAGTAGTATCAAAATCAATATGATTGATATCCATAGTCTTATCTATAGTATCATCTATGAAATGGTAAGCAACTAGTCTGTGGACTTCTTTAGATTTACCTGAAAGCACTACTCCCATATATCCTCTAGAGTTTTTACCTTGCGATAGAATATATCCGTCTCTAGATATTCTGCCTAGATTACTTATCTTATATTCAGTAAATCCTGAAATATACTTCCATTTTTCACCTGGTATAACTGTTACTACTTCTCTATGATATTTACATAACCCTAATCTGCTAATGCGTGATTGAACAGAACCTACGGTTCTATTTAACTCTGCCGCTATAAATATTATTGAGTTACTTTGCTGTACTAGCCTAGTAAGTATTTCATCTTCTTCTTTTAACCATCTTTTATACATTATATATTCTCCCATAAGTCTTTATGTAAGTATATCTAATATTATCTTAAAGGCTGCTGATTGCCTATTAAAAGTACTTAGGATTTCTCCATATACCATCTTATATATTTTTTCTACTTTCGTCGCATTCACACTCATTATTTCTAATCATGTTGTAGCTATATAAGCTTTAAGGTTTCCCAGCAGTTCTCTACATTTTCTTAGCCTTTTAAGCGGCTAAGGGGCTATAAGTTAACCCAAGTGATCTCTCGTCGATAGCTCCAGCTCTTGCTCTTTCAAATCCTGGTAGATCTTTAGTTTTATCAATAAAATCTTGTAAGACATTGTCTAGAAAGTCTGTACAATCTGCTATAAATTGATCAAAGATTTCTTGATATTCTTCCCAATATTCAAGATTAATACTTGCTAAGCAGCATACTCCTGAGTGGGTCTCATCTGTACGTAAGGTAATTTCAGTGCATAGATTTGATGTTGTTACCGCTATACCTTCAGCTTTATACTCATCTGGTACCATATCATTAACAGTATCTATGAATAATAGGAAGGGTTCCCCTTTAAGAGTAGTTCTGACATCTAAGATTTGTTCCCATAAAGCTCTTGCTTTAACTGTTTTAACTACTTTGTTGTTTTTTGGAGAGATTAGTTCCCAGTCTGCATTAGTAATTACTGCTCTCATGAAAGCATCTGTAATCGCTATACCATGATGTAAATTAGGAGCTCTTCTATTTTGATCACCTGTNGGTTTACGTAGATCAATAAACTCTTCTATCTCTGGATGAGAAATAGATAAATAAGCTGCCTCAGAAGCCCTTCTGTTGCCACCTTGACTAATAGCTAATGTACTACGATCTGATATACCCATAAATGGGATAATACCTGAAGATGTACCACCATGAGGTCCTACTGGNTGATTTACTTCTCTAACAGATGACCATACTGTACCAATACCACCACCATATGCACCTAAATTAAATGCTTCATTATAGTTAGCGAAGATTGATGGTTTAGTATCTAGTACTGATTTAGTAAAACAACTAATAGGTAGTCCCCTATCTGTACCTGCATTAGATGCTATAGGAGTAGATGGGTGAAACCAGTAGTTTTGAATGTAAGCTGAGATACGATCGCCGTGTGCTTCATCATTTTGATATGCTCTTGCTATTCTATCTACCCATCCTTCATAGTTTTCATTTGGTAGAAAGTATGTTTCTTTATATAAAGCCTTACTAAACTGGGGTAGGCTAGCCCATCCAGAAGTTGCAGGTCTTAACATATTATGCTACTACTGCTTGTTTAAATGCAGCAAATGCTTTAAATTTAGCAGCTTTAACACCATTAGATCTTGTAAAATTATAAAATTTACCAAACCCACTAATAATAACTGATTTACCATCTACGACTTCATTTACAATTGTATCAGTAATTAGTTCTAAAATCCTACCTGCTTCTGCTTTACTTTTTACAGAATCTAGTTCTGCGATTCTCTCNATTAGTTCTTTTTTATTCATTGTATTTCCTTTATTATTGGTTTTGTGTTTGAGGTAACAACACCACCTCACAACGAGGATTTTCTTTATCCTCTCCACCAACTTCCCATGTAGTTCCTAAGTGATACATGACAGTATCATTTTTAACTATTTTTAAATCCTGAATAGCATCTAAGAAAAACTTCTCTATTAATGGGGCTATATTAGCTCCATCAGAGTTTTTATTCTTATAATAAAGAGTTAGATGCAATTTATATGGACTATCAATATCTAGTTTTAAATTAAAATTAGATATTAATTCATGATAATCACGTTTGACTTTAGCTTGTTGGTGATAAAAGGCATTACGATACCAGTTAAGCGACATTAAAAATGTCTTACTGGGTTTTGTTTTAAAATGCTCTGTATAATATATTGGTAAAGTTACCTGATTCATTAGGCTTGTTATGATTTATTTTCTAATAAATGGATTAACAGCTACTTTAGCTCCCGCTGGTTTAGATGCTGGAGCTGATCCACCTTTAGATCTATTAGCTAAGAATGCAGCTACTTGTTCTTCTGTTACATCTTTTAAGATGTCTTTAGTAGTTCCAAGGTCTTTCTCGTATTGTTTAGGTTCTGTCCCTCTGAATACTTCTTCTCCTGATGCTCCATCTTCTGCTCTGTAGAAACCTCTGATTTCTTTAGATTCTCTAAGAACACCTTGGTATTCGCTATATACACATTGAATTTTAACTTTAACAGGTAAACCACTAAATTGTGTTAATACTTCTAGCTCTGTAGCTACTTTATCTTTTCCAAGCATATGAACTTCAGGCTCTGCGTCGTCTACTACTGGGATACCTAGAACAAGACATAGTTTATTGAAAATGTTTGCTTTATAGTTTGGTGTTCCATCATTATTATCTAATGTTAAACCATAAAATACTTGATCATTACCATTATATTCTACATTGAAATTTAGAGATCTAGCTCCTTTGTCGTTATGCACTACTGATACTGTTTTAATTACTACGTCNTAGATACCAGATTTATTAATAAAATTTAATCCAGTTCCTGACTCTCTGATTGCTTCTTCTGTTGTTGATACTTTAAAAAATGCCATTTGTATATTCCTTATATTGTTATGATATTATTGAGCTAAGCTCGAAACGGTTATATTGTTAGAAGTTTAAAGACATTACGGTCTATAATAAAATTGTTTTAATGTACCTAATATAAGTCCTGCAAAAGACTCCTCGGTACATATACTTAACACCTATAGAACGAATTCTTCTGACTCAGTTTTCATAGAAGCAAGTAGTTCTATATGCTTGTTCAGGTCNTATTCTTCTATAGATTGTGACTCTGGGATACCANCTAGGTTTGATCGGCAAGGAAATTTAGTTGAAGTATGGTGAACTATTCTCTTACCATTCTTTATCTCTAAAAACACACTATTATCAGTGACACTNAGCCACGATCCTTGCTTCCCAAAGTTTCCTGGAGATGAGATCTCATATCTTGCTGTTTCTGAATCATAATTACAATGTGCAGTTAGCACTACATTAATTCCATTTGCTAGTAGAACATCTTCAAGATATGCATTAAATGTTAAAATTTCTTTCCCAAGACTTGACCATATATTAAATCCAGTGAATTTATCATTAGCCCATCTTTCCATTGCAATTTGAAAGTGAGTTACCGAATCTATAACCATAGTACCTGGTAATNGCCCATACTTTTCTTGATACNCACTTATTTTAGTNTTATTCGTGTCAATAAAGTCTTGAATACCATTATATGATGAATATCTATAATGCGGTACTTTTCCTGAAAATGCTTTATTATCTGTTGAGGCTACAAGCCCATCCTTGATTGTGCTAATAAGAGTTGTTTTTCCAGTAGCCTCTTTCGCCACTATTAGTAATTTAATACCTTGTGCCATATAACGGTCTCCTTATTGAGTGATTTCTAGATTAGAGTCTTCACGGACTATTTCTGGTTCTTTTTTAGGAGGGACTGTTCTATCTAATAGACTAGATAATACTTGAGTAACCATTGCATCTGATGCATGAAAAGGATCACGACCTGAGTGTGATAGTTCATTAGCTACTATTACAAATATTTGACCAAGTCTTAA